AGCATCCGTTTTGCGAATAGCGGTTACTACACCTTCAGACTCCGTGGTGCATAGAATTTCATCCCATCCTGAAAATATATTGGTGTCTTGCGTATAGCTTTCGATGGTGCTTATTCTATGTAATGGACTTGAGAATATAATTGGCTCACCCACGGAAAACGGACTCTCTAAATCAGGGTAGCGTAATGCCTGTATTCGTTCGTTGTAGCTGTTTACTGTTTTATTGCGCCAAGCGATAACGCGAAAGCGGTCATAATTCTCGTCAAAGTTTTCTGCGCTAAATGCGCTAGGCATCCAAACATTAAACATATCGCCACTCATTACATGGACACCCATATCGCCCGCATCATTTTTTGCGGCATTAAAGGCTGGGTAGGTGTTAGTCCCGTCTTCAATAAGATGTCTTATATCGGTACATAATCCAAGGATTGGGTTTTCATTGCGTTGACGCATCACTTTAGTTAAGAGTGATCGGTTATCAATAGAAAATGTGGCAGACTCTTTTTCACCAATCGGGGGTAATTGGCATTTATCCCCCATGAATATAATTTGTGTGTCGCTTAATCTGCACGCACTGTGTATGTGCTGCAACAGCTCCGTATTAATCATCGACATTTCATCTATAACGACTATTTGATATTCATCTAATTTACTTTTTCCACCTGACTTAATGGTTTCTTTTTCACCTTGTAAGGTAACGCGTAAGCCTAATAGTGAATAAATGGTTAAGCAGGGAACGATATGCTTCATTGCTTGAGTCATTTTAGATAAAACTCTAACGGCTTTGTTGGTTGGTGCGGTAAAGCAAATTTTTGTATCACTGGGTAATGCTGAGATTAAATGTTGTATGGTCGTTGTCTTTCCGGTTCCTGCTGGACCTATTAGGCTAAAGAATGTTTTATCGTGTTGCTCAATAAAAGCTTGCATTGCCTCTATTGATTGTTGTTGTTGGTTGTTTAGTTTAATCATGCTATCACCGTTGCATCAAACACTGTTTTCAGCGCGTTAATATTGTCATCGCCCAAGGCTTTGTAGTCCTCGATTGCGCTTATTTCTTTACTGCTATAATAGGTTTCACCGTTTTTAAATTTCACCCCTTCAGGCGTTTCATACTCTACCCAATTCTCTTGTTCATCCGCATCAACGCTTTTGGCAAACGGTATCAGGCTGGGGATAAATAAATGTTTATCACAGCCTTTATCTTGAAAGTTACTCGGTACATTGCTTTTAAATTTTGCACAATTCCATTCTCCATTTTCTACGGCTGTAGAATGTAGGCAGGTACGGCAATTGGCATCCGCTACTTTGTTTTCATGACAAAGGCTGTAAAATGTGCAACCTTTACACTGATACCAAGAGGGATTTTCACTGAGTGCAACAGGCATTTGCTGTGCGTTCTTTATCCGTTCTGCTTTATCTAATAAACCCTGTGCATAAATAGGGTTTGCATCAGTTCTTACCCCAACTGTCCACCTTGCACCTGGCGTTGTACAGGTTAAATAATGGCGGTCAATGCCTAGCAAGTGCATGTATAAAATAGCTTGTGCATAATATTGAACGTCCCAGTTTTTAAGCGCATCCTTTTCGCCATGTTCTGCCTTGGCTTTAATAAGTAGGGCTTGTTTTTTATCGTTAGTGCATTTACATTCCCAGATATGCTCTGTTTCAGGGGCTTGTAATAAGCCCATTACTCGGCCATCTACACGCCCTTTTAAGTGTCCTGAGATTGCTTCAACTGAAAATTGAAACCCTGTGACAGGGTCAATGGTTCTTAAGGTTATGCCGGTTACTCGACTTAATCGACTCGCTTCCACATCTTCCGCTCTATATCCATCTTCAAAGCGTCTTAATTGTTCTGCTGTAAAGGTTTCTGTTTTAGCGATACGCCATTGTAGCCAGGTTTTACGTTCGCATAATTGTCCGACAGTAGAAGCCCCCATTGCTGGAGGTTTCCTGATTTTTTCTTTGTTCGTTTGCTCAATGGTTTGGTTAAGTGCGTCAAGGGTTGGGTCGGTTGTTAGTATGTTTTCTAAGTTCATAATAAAAAAGCACGTCCTTGTGCTTGCTCCTATTTACCAAGGGGTTGATGGGGCTGAATCTAAAGCAGGTTGCTGTGCAGGTGGAACTTGACCTTCAGGTGCTTGAAAGGGTTGCTGTGCAGGTGGAGTCGGTGCAGGGGCTTGATAAACCGCACCCGTTTCCATGGGCTTATACGCCTTAATATCGTTACGTTGCCCCTCGGGAATGTCGTCCCCTTTTCTATTTTTTTCAGAGTAAGAGACTCTAGCAACCAGCGGTTTATTATGTAGCTGTGCGCTGTCTCTCACTGCTTCAGTGAGGTGTATAGCGCGACAAATAGACTCAAGCTGTTGTTTAGCGATAGAAACAGCCGTTTGATTTTTGTTAATCAAATTTAAACGACTAAATAATTTTCTACCTTTGCTAGGGCCATCAATAATATCTAGGGTTAAGTTAAGATATTGTCCATCCCCTGCTTTTGTCTCTTTCATTTCGCTGTCTGAAATGATAATTGGATAATCACCGGCAGGTAGATCATCGAATGCGGCAGGCGTGGTAGAGCCTGGCTGATATGCGCCGCCTTCTTCGTTAAATGCACTTTGTAAATTAGCCATTCGCTTGTTCTCCAGTTTGAGTTGGTTGTACGGTTTTTTTAATTGCTTGTTCAAATTCTGACCACTGTAGCGATATGCTAGTGGGCAGGTTGTAACGGTTTCCTGACATACAGGCGGCAGTCTTGCCTATAATCAATTCATTCATTGAGTTGACACCTGAATCCATTGCCTTGTGACTTCCATCGTCCGATTTGCGGACTAAGAGGGTTGGACGCTTGGCATATCCAATCACGTCCGCCCATTCCGCGAATAAGTCGGATGCACCCGATCCTTTTTTGGGTGCATGTAATTTTAATGTTGCTACATCGTAGCTTTCGGTTTCCGGGTCGTTGATTGTTACGATACTGCTATGACAAATCACGATCACGATCATGTTTAATCGTTTATTTAAATCGTCTAGTAGTTGTAAGATTTCTTTCCAGTAGCCCATTGCTATTAGATAGCCATTGCCATAGCCTCCTCCTGCTTTTGCTAAGGTTTTAACACCGTCATCTTTACAAACTTGCTCATGGATGATGCGTTCTAGCCAATCCGCTGAATCAATGACCACGGTTTTAAACTCATGCGGTTCTACCGCTAAGCTGGTGAGTGCGTCTTTGACATCAAGAAAGGTTGTAGCGAGGGGGAAAGCGTTAGAATCAATGCCATTGAGTCCATCTTCTGTGCGAATAAAGATGGGGTTGGGTGCGCCTGCCGCAAACGTGGAGTTATGCGTTGGGATATATCCTTTTCCAGCTAAAAACATGCCATCCTTGCTTGATACCTGAATACATCTAACTGGAACGGACTCTATTTTTTCAATTCTCTTGATTGACAGCGAATGTGATTTTTTGCGTGACTTTTTGTTTAATGCACGTTGTTTTTTAAATTCCGTTGTGACTACTGTCTTATCCATTGCAGGAAAAAAATATAAGCGCCACTTGGGGCCGCAGTCATTACCATTTAGCATGGCACGACCCTCTTTTTTTCTAACAATGATACCCAAGGAGGCGATCAGTATTTCAACGTCATTAGAGAGTTTTTCACTACACGTGTAGTACTCATGAAGAGCCGTTTTATGTTTAGATACATATCCGTCCGTGTCCATTAGCCCTCTAATTAATTCAAGTCTTTGCTCATATGATGCGAATAGATACATTTCAGGGATGTGTTTGTTTTGCAAAACATTTAATTGCTTTAGTCTGCTGAGAAATATATTTTTATGCTCATAGTGATTCGCCGCACTGCATCTAATGCAATTACCCTTGCTTTCAAGTTCATTTATAAATTGACCTCTCTGGCGCATTCTTTCGATAATATCCTTATCACGCTCTGCAATCGTAAATGTAGCGCATGATGATGCCCCGTCTCCCAGCCAAACACCCAGAACGTAAGGGTCTATAGGTAGTTCTTTCTCTGGGTATTTTGCCCCGTTATGCCAAGGTATTAAGTGATTACTTGTTTGGTGGTTGTTCTTTTCTATTTCAAGCGATTCCAATATCTCTAAAGTGGTTCTTATAGTCGGCGTGCTGTTAGTATTATTCAGTAAGATCG